GAAAACCATCCCGCACCGACTGCCGGCGGCTGACTCATAAGAGCGAGGACGGCGTCGGACTCCGAGCCCTCGACTGGCCCGAGCACAGCGAGGCGACGAAGAACGGCCGTTTAGTCGAGACGATGGCCTGCTCGGGATCCTGCTGGCTCATGGAGCGCGAGCTGTTCGTCGATCTCTTCGGCGGCTGGGACGAGAGGCACGGGACGTTCGGCCAGGAGGGCTGCGAGCTGGCCTGCAAGATATGGCTGTCCGGCGGCCGGCTGCTGCTGGTAAAGGATACATGGTACGCGCACTGGAACCGCGGCAAGAGCAGCTACTCGCTCGGCGCCTCGGAAAAGCCCAAAAGCATCAATCACAGTCACGACCTCTGGTTAAACGATAAATGGGAAAAGCAGAAGTACAGCTTCGAATGGCTGCTCGATAAGTTCGATCCGCCCGGCTGGCCGAAGCGCCCGGAGCCGAAATACTTCGACGCCCGGCCGATGGGCAGTCCGTGCAAGCCGTGGAACAGGGGCGAGACGATCGCCGACCTGTGGTCTCGCAGGCGCGGGATCTCCGATCCCGGCAAGCTGTACCGGATCGATATATTCTGGCCGGCGTTTACGGATTTCGTTCGCTCGGTGCTGGCCGGCGAGCCGGATTACGAGGGCAGGTACAAGCACTATCTGATCTCGCATTTGAAAAGGACCGGCCTGCGAAAGCCGTCTCGAGGCGAGCTGCGTCACGTTCGCAAGAAGATGGAATCGGCGGTAAAGCTCGTCGAGAGCGTTCGCGACAACGGCTTTTTCGCACCCCTGGAATTTTACCGGGATGGCCGCCATCGCTACATCCTCTGGAAAGGCTACCGCCGGCTGGTGATCGCATACGTACTCGGGATTAAGAAGGTCCCATTGCGGACCTTCTACGACCGGCGCACGGCGGCCCTGAAGTCGCCCCAGAACAACATGATCCGGCTGACCTATCCGCCGAGCGACCGGCTCAAGCGAATCGCCGAGAAGCAGTTCAACAGGCGAGGCCTAAAGAGCAGCGACAAGTATTTCGTACACGGCTATACCGAGTATTACGATCGGTACTTCTGCGAGATGCGAAAGCGGACTCGCAAGGTGCTGGAGCTGGGCATCGCCCGGGGCGCATCGCTGGCGCTGTGGCACGAATACTTCCCCGACGCCGAGATAATCGGCGGCGATATCGATCCCGAGCGCTGGAAGCAGATGGCCGGCAGGCTGGACCGCCTGACGGTCCTTACCGGCGACGAGACCGACCCGGCCTACCTGGCCCGGCTGGCGGCGGCCGGTCCGTACGACATCATCATCGACGACGCCGACCATCATCCGCAGAAGCAGCGAAAGGTTTTCGATGCGCTGTGGCCGAAGGTCCGCGACTACGGCTACTACGTGATCGAGGATATCTACCGCACGTTCGCCGACAACGACCAGGGCCGATGCCTGGACCACGGTATGGAAGATCGCATCTGGGGCACGGCCGCCGATATCGCCGAGATCCACTGGCACCTGAACATCGTCTTTCTCCGAAAGGCGCCGCAATGACCGACCTTTCGATTATCTATTACACCGACAATAGCCTGCCGGCCGCGTTCGCCGAAGCGGCGAGGCGTAAGCTCGAGGCGGCGGCGCTGGTATGGCACGTTCCGATCGTCTGCGTCTCGCAGGAGCAGCTCGATTTCGGCGATGAGCAAATCTGCATCGGCCCGATCGGCCGGTCGTTCCGAAGTATCTACCGCCAGATCATCTCCGGCTGCGAGCGGGCCCGGACCGAGTACGTGGCGCTGTGCGAGCACGATGTGATGTACTCGATCAGTCACTTCAAGATCCGCCCGCACGGGACCGCCGAGGGCGTGTACGATCAGAACGTTCACCGCCTGCTGCTCGATGCCAGGGTGATCTGTTTGTACCGGGGCGGCCGATCGATGTCACTTCTGCTCGGCTGCCGCGAGGCGATACTCGAGAATCTCCGGAGCAAGCTGTCGCTGTTCGAGAGCGAGGACGATTTTCACGGCCGGTTCGAGCCGGGCAAGGGCGAGGCGGAGCTGGGGATCGCGGCCTTTCGCGCACTGCCGGCTGCCCCGCCGGGACCGCCGACGGTCCAGATCTGCAATCACGGGTCGAATTTCTCGAGGGCGAAAAAGCGGCCGGGCGACTGGCATACGGACCGCCTGCCGGACGATTCGACGGTCGACGAGCTGATCGAACGATGGCACTTACCAGTTCGCGGAGGTTGATATGGACTTCAAGATCACAACGCCGCCGACGCACCTGCCGGTCTCTCTGGCCGAGGCAAAGCGGCATCTGCGAGTCACCGACAGCAACAGCGACACGGTGATCACGAACATGATCGCCGCGGCCTTTCGCTGGTGCGAGCTGTACCAGGGCCTCTCCTGGCTGTACCAGACGATCACTATCAAGCTCGACGCCTTCGCCGATACGATGATCCTGTCGATGCCGCCTCTGATCGCGGTCGATTCGATCACCTACGTCGATTCCAACGGCGACACGCAGACTCTGTCGACGAGCGTCTACGACGTCGATACCACCAGCTCGCCCGGCCGGGTAACTCTCGCATACGATCAGACCTGGCCGGCGACGCGCAGCGTGCATCACGCGGTGACCATTACCGCAAAGGCCGGCCACGTGGCGACCTTTACCTCAGCCGGCAGCGGATCGAATCTGACGGTCAGCGGCGGCCACGTCTACGCCGCCAACGATTTCGTGCACCTGTACGGCAGCGACCTTCCCGGCGGCTTCGCCGCCAAAACCGACTACTACGTGGCCTCGGTCGCCGCCAACGTAATCACCCTGGCGACCTCCGAGGGCGGCGACGCCGTCGAGGCTACCGACGCGGGGACCGGAACGCACTATATCGACGCCCTCGGCCGCAATCAGATGTCGGCTGCGCTGATACTGCTGAGCGTTATGTACGACCATCGCGCCGATATCATTCCCGGCGCCGTCTCGTCGCTGCCGCACGCGGTAAAGAACCTGCTGGGTCCCGAGAGGATGGTGCACGTATGATCGATCCCGGCGTCATGAAACATTATATCGCCCTGCAGCACTGGATCGAAACACGGAGTGCGTCCGGCTTCGTCACGAAGACCTATTCCACGTATTACAACTGCTGGGCATACATGCGGACGCTCTCCGGCGGCGAGAGGCTGCGGGCCCAGCAGGTCGCGGCCACGCTCAGTCACGAATTCACTATTCGCTATACCAGCGCCCACACAATTCAGCCGGACCATCGGATCAGCTACGGCGGCCGGCTGTTCGACATCAGGGACGTTCGCAACGTCGACGAGGGCGATATCGAGATCCGAATGCTCTGCTCGGAGGTTTTGACTGCCGGGCCTTCGGCCTCGCCGAGCCCGTCGTCGTCGGGATCCGTCTCGCCGAGCGCCAGCGTATCGAGTTCGGTCAGCGGATCGGTTTCGGTCAGCGTCTCGGCGTCGCCCAGCAGCTCGATTTCGGCCAGCGCCTCGGAAGGGACACCGAGCGCCAGCGTATCTAGTTCGCCCAGCGCATCGATATCGGCGTCGGTCAGCAGTTCGGTATCGGCCAGCGCCTCGGAAGGGACACCGTCGGCGAGCGTTTCGGCCAGCGTCTCAGCATCGGCATCATCGGGGATTTGAAATATGAAAGCGGGCTTTGTCATAATCGGAGCTAAGGAGCTGCAGGCGAACCTCAACACGCTGGGCAGGCGGGTGCAGCAGAAGGTGGTTCGCCAGGCGGTTCGCGCGGCACAAAAGCCGCTGCAGGCCCGGGCCCGGGCTAACGCCCGTGCAATCAGCCGGGCCGGGCGGATGGGTCCGCTGCTGGCCAAGCACATCGTAATCAAGGCGCCCAAGAAACAGAAGGCCGGGACATACGCCCTGCACGTCCAAATGCGATCCGGTATTCCCGCGTTCACGCACACGGCCAAAAACGGCAAAGAGTATTACATCCCGGCGGTGATCGAACTCGGCCACGGGCCGAGCGGCGAGCAGGCGGCGCGGCCGTTCATGCGGCCGGCGGCCGACGCCACTAAGGCCGCTGCCAAGCGGATACTCAGCGAGCAGCTTCGCATCGGGATCCTGCGAGAGGCGATCAAGGGGAGGTACTCAGCATGAGCGTCGAGGCGGCCGTCTACGACATTCTATCGAGCGCTTCGGGCGTGACGTCGCTGGTCGGCGGCGCGGCGAGTCCGCGGATCTATCCCCTGGGGGTGCCGCAGGGCAAGTCGATGCCGGCCGTCGTCTATCAGCAGATATCGAGCGTCGACGAGGTGACCTGCGACGGCCATGCCGAGCCGCGGGAGGATCGGTTCCAGATCACCTGCTGGGCCGACGATCCCGACGACGCCCGGGCCGTGGTCGAGGCGGTGCGGACGGCGATGGCGGCGGCCTCGGGCTCGCACGGCTCGGTGACGGTCCGTTTTTGCAGCTTCGACGGCGAACGCGACCAGGTCGAAATACCGCCCGAAAACGAGACGCTCGAGCGCTACGGCAAGAGTCAGGACTGGATTATCGCTTACGAAACCTAATTTGAAAGGGTTAAAAAATGGCAGAGACAAAGGCATTAAAGGCCTGGGGGCTGACGGTAGCGTTCGACGGCGTGACGATCGGCGAGATCACCAGCTTCAACGGCACTCGCGTGCGGGAGATGATCGAGATCTTCACCTGCGACTCGGACGACGAGGCCACCGAGTACATCACCAGCGGCCTCAACGAAGGCGAGCCGACGCTCGGCTGCGTGTACCAGCCCGGCAACGCCGAGAATTACGACACACTCAACGATAAGTTCCTGGCCGGCCGCAAAGGAACGCTTTTGGTCACACTGGCGGCGCCGACCGGCGCCAGCTCGCCGACGCTGTCGGTCAGCGCGTTTATCTCATCGCTGGCCTATCCTGGCTTCGGCTCGCCGCGGGAGGCCCACATGCTCGAGTTTACCGCGCGGACCACCGGCAAGGTGACGTACACCGATTCCAGCGGCGTTGCGACCAGCGCATCGCCGAGCGCATCGGTTTCCAGCTCGGCGTCCAGCTCGCCGTCGACCAGCTCGAGCTAACCCAAAGGAAAGGAAGGAATGACGAATGCTTAACGGCAAGCAGATATTGGCTGCGCGCGACCGCAAGACGGTCGAGGTTAAGGTGCCCGAATGGGCCACCGACGGCGACGACGTCGTCCTGGTCGGCACGATGGGAGCGCTCGATTACGCCGCCCTGCAGGACTGGATCGATTCGATGGGCACGACCGCAGAGCCGGCCGAAAACGAGGTGATCTCGTGCGATACGCCGGTCGGCGACGGTGCGGGCGACCCCGAGCGGACGTACACCAACAGCGAGACGTTCGAGCTGATGGTTCGCTGGTGTCTCTACTCGATTCTGGATCCGGAAACCGGCAGGCCGGCCTTTTCGCTCGATCAGTTGGCCGAGCTGGGCAATAAATCGCCGACCGCGCTCGAGCGGGTCTACCAGGCGGCCCTGGATCTGAACAAGGTGTCGAAAAAGGCGACCGAGGACTTTGAAAAAAACTCCGGCAGGACGGCCGGCGACGATTCTGGTGGCGAGTAGCGCTGCACTGCGGCTACGCGCACCCGGATCTTTTACTGGCCGTCCTGAGCGTGAGGCAGATGAGAGAGCTGGAAATATACAGCGGGATCGAGCCTATCGGCGGCATGGTCGGCGTAAGCGAGCCGGCCGAGCGGCCGGCCGGCGGCATGACCGAAGAGCAGGCGAAATCGATGTTCGACCGGATCCGGCGATCGTTCTCGCGAAAGGGTAAGTGACATGGCACTGTTTGCGAATCTAGTCGGCCGGCTGAGCCTGGACTCGAGCGCATTCGATCGCAACGCCAGGCGGGCGAGCACGAGTATGTACAGTATGAAGCGCCAGTCTCTGGCCCTGCAGAAAGGCATTCTCAATCTGGCCGGGGCCTACATCGGCGTCCACGGCCTGAGCCGCGCCATTCGCAGCACGATTCAAGCGTATGCGATTCAGCAGAAGGCCGAGCACGACCTTACCGCCGCACTGGTCAATACCGGCGGAATGCTCGGCGACAATATCGACACTTTCAAGGCCTACGCATCGGCGATCCAGCAGGCGACCGTTTACGGCGATGAAGAAATCCTAAGCCAGATGGCGTATGCCACCAACCTGGGCGTCACCCGCGACAGGCTGAAGGAGGCGACCAAGGCGGCCGTCGGATTGGCGGCGAAATACAGAATCGACCTGAAGAGCGCCTTCATGCTGATAGGCCGCGCCAGCCAGGGCCAAACGCAAATGCTGACTCGTTACGGAATCGTCCTTGAGGATACGCTGACCGACCAGCAGAAATTCAACGAGATTCTAAAGCTCGGGGCGTCGGCGTTCAGCCTGGCCAGGGCCGAGACCGAGACACTTGAAGGCCAGTTCAAACAGCTCAAAAATACCTGGGGTGACGTCAAAGAATCCTTCGGGCAAATCGGAGCCCGGCCCGATACGATCAAAGACCTAAAGAATCTCGCCGACGCCCTGCGCGAGGTGGCCGACGGATTCGAGAACGTTGAGTATGTTCTCAATCGAAACAGAGCAATGGACACGACCGGCGTCGGCGCAGCAGCTTCGGGAATGACCGATGCGCTGCTAAGAATGAGGGCCGAGCAGAGTAGGGGTGGTTTGCCACAAGGCAGGCTCGATATCTCGCCGCGCGGTTATCAGCGACTGGCCGAGATGCGGGCGAGGGCTCGCGCTATCCGGGAGGGTGTATTCGATTACAGCGGCGCCTTGCCGGGGACCGAATACCGCGTCGAGCCGCCGGCGGCCGAGACAGAGGCCGAGACCGAGGCCAAACGCAAGGCGGCTATGGATATCGCCGCCGCCTACCGGCGGATGTACAACGATCTCGACCAGCGGTCGGAGCAGTCGTGGAATCTGCGGAAACAACTGCTCATCGAGGAGTACAACAGCTACGCCGCGACGATGGGTGCCGAAACGAAAGAACTCGAAGACAACCTAATCGACAAAGCAGAGCTTCTGGAACAGTGGTACGAAGAGCGGCAGCGGGATCTAGAGATTCAAATGGACAAGATGACCGGCACCATTGCCGAGTCGGTGACCGCGCATCTCAAAGAGTACACCGAGACGATCAAGAGCGCCGGGCAGATCATCGGCGAAAGTCTGGTCGGCGGTTTTGACGATCTTGCCGGCGCCATAAGCAACGCCGTGTTCGAGGCCCGGGACCTCAACGAGGCGATTAAGGATGTGATCCGGTCGATGGCGAGGATGGCGTTCGAGGAAGCGACCCGATCGCTTATCAGGATGGGCATAGGAGCGCTGCTCGGCACGCCGACTTTCCACGGCGGCGGCGACGTCGGCGGCGGGATGCAGGTCATGCGCAGATCGTCGGCAGCCGACTTCATCGGCGCCCAGCGATATCACTCGGGCGGCGACGTGCCGGCGCTGCTGCAGGCCGGCGAGCGGGTGCAGTCGCGCCAGCAGGTGGCCGCCTCGAACCGCGATATGGGCCGCATGGTCGCCCTGCTCGAGCGGATCGCCGCCAAGCCAGCGGCCAACGTGGCGGTCGTCAGAAGCGAGGAGGAGATTATCGACGCCATGAAAACCCGCGCCGGCGAGGAGGTGATCGTCCGCGCTATGCAAAGGAACCGTTAGATGAGCTTCGCGAACTACTGGGAAAATGCGATTCTGGACCACGTGTTCGGCAAATCGAGCTACAGCGCGCCTTCCAATATCTACGTGGGCCTCTCGACGGCCGACCCGCTCGACGATGCGAGTGCTCTGGCCGAGCCGTCCGGCAACAATTACGCCCGCGTTTCGACCGCGCCGGCGGACTGGAACGCCGCGTCGGCAGGCTCGATAACGAATGCGTCGACCATAACCTTTCCCCAGGCGAGCGGCGCATGGGGCACGGTGACTCACATCTGTCTATTCGACGCCGCATCGGGCGGCAATCTGCTGGCGTCCGGTCTCCTTTCCGAACAGGGTCTTATTGTGAACCAGGACACCGTATATTTTGATCCGGGCGACTTGGAGGTAATGCAGGACTGATGGCTTATCAGGTCGTTAGATATGTGGATCCCGACGCCGACGGCGCCGGCGACGGCACAAGCTGGGCCAACGCATACACCTCGCTGAGCGCCTGGCAGGCGGGCGAGGTGACGGACCTGGTTACGGCCGACGATTATCACACGGTCTACTGCCGCTCTTCGAGCGGCTCGGACGACACTACGCCGGTGACAGTCGAAAACTGGACCACGGATGCGACTCATTACGTCGAGATCGTAGGCGTGGACTTTCCAGTGGACGGGATCTGGGACGCCGACGCGTACATCCTGCACAACAACGACAGCGCTGAGAATGCTATACTGATTAAAAATAGCTATGTCCGCGTGATAAATATCCAGACCCTGGTCACGGGTGACAGTGTATCGGCCAGAAGCGGGATTCGCGTCCACGGCGTCGCTAATTATTGCGTCGTGGACAGTTGCATAATTCGTGGCCAGATGGGAGTTTCTCAGTCCGGCGGGGCCGGAATCTACGTATATTTCAGTAATTTTTCAGAGATCCGCAACTGCATCGTCTGGGGGTGGGATGCCGCATCTCAATCGGGAGTGTATGTGAGCAACACAGACAACGCCAGCGTTGTCAACAACACAATTTGGAGCAATACGATCGGGTTGTACACACATGCCACCGTCGGCGCCGCCCAAATAATCAATAATATTATAGCAAACAACGGCGACGACATAGACGATAACGGGGTCAATACCATCGATCACTGCGCCACCGACGACGGCGACGGCACCAACTCCGTCAGCCCAAGCGGCGCTGACTGGAGCAATGAGCTTACAGATGCGGCCAGC